ATGCTAACTGTAAAGCAGATATCATCATTTAAAGCAAAAGATAAACCGTATAGGGTTTCTGACGGTAACGGCCTTTATCTATTTATACCAGTAACTGGTGTCAAAGCTTGGCAAATGAGATATCAGTTTATGGGTAAAGAAAAGATATATTCTCTTGGTAAATTGTCAGAACTGTCTCTGCAGGAAGCAAGAGAAAAAGTATTTGAATTAAAAAAAGAACTGGCAAAGGGAGTTGATATCAATCAAGCCAAAAAAGATGAAAGCAACAAAGATCTTTTTGTTGATGTTTTTAATGAATGGTTTGATTATAAAAAAGATACATGGTCAGAAAAATACAGAAAAGAACTTCAATCTATGTTTTCATCTGACATCTTGCCAATTTTAGGTAATTACAAGATGGATGATATCGCACCAACATTGCTTTTAAAGGTAATAAGGAAGTTTGAAGAAAGGGGAGCAATGGAGAGAGCCAGCAAAGCTAGGCGTAGGTGTGGGGAAGTATTTAGATATGCAATTATTACAGGAAGGGCAAAGTACAACCCGGCACCTGATTTGGCTGATGCAGAAAAGGGATATAGAAAGAAACATTTCCCGTTCTTAACTAAAGAACAGATCCCTGACTTTAATAAATCACTTCAATCTTTTACTGGTAGCATTGTCAGCAAGCTGGCCACTGAATTCTTACAATATACAGCAGTAAGAACAAAGGAAATGAGAAACCTATTATGGTCTGATATAGATTTTGATGGAAGAACTATAAACATTAGACCGGAGGTAATGAAAAGTAGAAAGCCTCATATTGTTCCGATGTCAAATCAGGTTGAGTCTCTTTTGCTAAAAATGAAATCAATGACGGGTGATATATCAGATTTTGTTTTTGCTGGAAGAAGTGATAAAAGAAAGCCGATCAGCGAGAACTCTGTATTAATGGTTATCAAACAAATCGGCTACGATGGTTTGGCGAGTGGACACGGCTTCCGCCATCAATTCAGTACAATATTGAATGAGCATGGGTTCAACCGTGATTTAATAGAAAGGCAGTTAGCACATGTTGATAAAAGCACCATTCGAGGCGTTTATAACCATGCTGAGTATCTTGATAAGAGAAGGGAGATGATGCAATGGTTCGCTGATTACATCGATGAGATATCACGATGACATCAACATTTTTTTAAGCTCTAATACATCTGAATATAGCCACCTTGCCCTGCCGTGTATCAATGTTGATTGCGGTAGCTTTCCTTCTTTTATGCGATCATAAACAAATGTTTTCTTAAACCCAGTATCAGACATAATAAATTTTAAATCTACCCATGAGTCTGGCTGTAATCTATCCATCTTTCTCTTCCTTCTGTAATTTACGTAGGTAATACGATAGGACCATCTTGTCCTGATAGTTCATGTGATTTAGAGGCTTAAACTTCGGCGTGTATTTATCTAGGATCTGAGTGGTTAGTTTGTCGTTGGGTATTCCGTGACTTCTGAGTTCAATTAAGCATTCCTTTGCTATTTGCCTTCGTGCGTTTTCCATTGCCTGTGCATTCATAGTCTTTGCCTTTTATTTCTCATTATTACTCTGAGAGAATTAGGGCAATTTTCTATTTCTACATTATAAATTGTATTTTTAATTTTAACTCTGTGATTTATTCGAAATCCTTTCTTGCTTTTATCGTGGATATTTAAAGCTGCATTTATTGCCATTCTTTCTATATCACTAACATCGCCATGAATTCTGATTTCCATAATTCACCTATATTAATTGAATACTTTCTTCCGCTTGGTCGCCATATACATCCCAATCACCGTATTTCTCACGAGCAAATAATTCGAGTCGAGGAACATCTCCATATAATTCCTCTAACCTATGATGGGCTTCTTTTGGTTTTTCGCTATGCTCACCTAAACACGAATAAATAACTTGCCGAACACTTGCAGACTTTCTCTCTAATCCATTACCACGAGTGGCTATTAAACACATTTCGATATTTTGACGAGTGTAATTACCGCAATTAATCTTCGTCTCGTTATTTAATATTTCCATGAAGTCAAAGAAATCCTCTGGCGGTTTTTTATTTATTCTATCTCCTGCATTTTTATTTAATTTCACCCATGCGAACCCGAACATATTTTTAACTTTAAAATCCCATGCTTCGGCTAATTTAATTGCTTCGAGTGCAAAGTTTCCTGTGTACCACATAAACAGTGCGGCATTTTTAGAGGAGTGTTTCTCTATTGGTAATCGAGAGAGGGAATATAAATCTGTGGTGTTGTAATGATTATCTGCTGCGCCATTTGAAACTTTATTATTGTAAGACCAAGGAGGATCGCACAATATCAAGTCATATTTTTTCATTCTCCGCATCCTTCATTAATAAATATGCTAGGCATATCGCACGAGTTAGTTTTTTATCTTCTGCCACATTCCAACCAGAGCCACATTGCCAAATTCCATCTACATAGCTAATGGCAATTTTATTTGTCTCTACTAGGCTCATTGCCATAGCGTGACCAAAGAAATCAATCCATTCTGTTTCTTCCCATGTTTCTTCATTATCATATTTAATACTGGCTTTTAGTTGGCGCTTAAATAAATTTAAACTTCCAGTTCGCTGCTTGATATCTTTATACTGAATACAGTCATCTTTGCAGTTAAGAATGAATACCTTTTTATTAATATCGAAGTCAGATAGTTCGGTGTATTTATTCATTGGTTAACTCCCAATATTCGCAAATTCCTCTCCTGATAATTCCACCTGCTTCCAAATGACCAATTACACAACTAACCTGACTTTTAGAGTATTCAGGACTACATAAGTAATACAATTCAGCATTTGTCAATTTGTTGTATTTTAGAAGATTAATTATTTCCTCTTTTAATTTATTCATCTCTCATCACCTCTCCACAAATAACATTAACATTTCTCACTGACATTAAATATTCAGCGCGTTTATTGCATTCCGATTGCGTATATATATCTTCCGTTACAGGTACAGCAGAACCCTGTATTAGCATGAGTAATACATATCCGATTATTTGCATGGTTATTTAATCTAAACGATAGAGTGGTATATTATGGTTGCTAGTTTTTAATGGATATAGCGTAGTAAATTTAATATTTAAATTTCTAAGTTCTTTTTCAGAAGCAAAACCGACTGGATATTTACTAATAATTCTCTCCAACTCATCACACAATGTAATAATGACCTTCTTTTCTGGTTCTTTATTATCTGCAATCATGCCTTTGGTATAATCGATTAATACTTGAAGTTAATTTTTATTCATCTTTTATTTTCACTCCATTGCTGATTAATTCGTCATGAATATCGCTTATTGCAGTGTTATACCCGTCGTAAAAGTTAGGACTCCCAGAATCTTCAGGGTTAGGCTCTGGCAATTCAATCTCCAAACTCTCTCGTGATGCTTGCCATACATCGAATAGATTTATCGTTGATGATTTATTCTTACTGCGCCATTCCTCAAACTGCTGTCTTGATTTATCCATCACTCCACCTTTCTATATCCAGCTTTATATAAACGCTCGGCATGTACTCTGGCTGTAGCTATTCCCATATCAACCAAACCAACATCACCAGTTGATAAGTCAGTTGCCATTTGCTGAATTTCCTTTTCAGCTATTTCCTTACGCTTTTCATCTGCAATTTCTTTCGCTAAATCAGAACACTCAAAACAAATATTTGCCGTCTGACCTTGGATTAAATTGTCTTTGCCGACATTTCCACCGCAAAGGTTGCAAACATTTTTATGGTCTGGCTCTGGTACAACAAATTTCATAATTTGTCCTTGGCACATAAAATCGTTCATATTCACTCCTCTTCATTGCATCCTTGCGAGTTACACTTAATCACTATCTCCGCATCTTCAATGGTGTCGAATAGACCAGCCTCATATCCACAATTAAGGCATTGAATTATGAAACCGTATGTATTTGACGTCTGATCATAAGATTGGATTATTTTTGTTTCATCTCCGCAGTCATGGCATTGATACTGTTTTCCTTTCATATCTATCTCCTGTTTGCATCCTTGCAAATATATCCTTTGGTTAAAGGGGTAGGGTGGTTAGAAGGGTATTTCTTGGTCATCCCAATCTTGAGGTGGCTCACTTTGTGGTGTTTGATTACTCGATGCTTGTTTTGGCGCTTGCGGTTGCTGAGGTTGTCCCCATCCTTGATTCTGCTGTGGTTTCTGGCTTCCTGCCTGATTACCACCGTTACCGCCTAGCATTTGCATCGTACCGCCGATATTAACCACCACTTCCGTTGTGTATCTGTCTTGACCGCTTTGGTCTGTCCATTTTCTGGTTTGCAGAGAACCTTCTATGTATACCTGTGAGCCTTTTCTCAGATATTCACCTGCAATTTCTGCTAATTTGCCGAAGATGCACACTCGATGCCACTCAGTTTTTTCTTTCATCTCACCAGTTTGTTTATCACGCCACGATTCCGATGTGGCCAATGTGAGATTTGCAACAGCGCCACCTGATGGCATGTATCGAATTTCAGGGTCTTGCCCCAAGTGACCAATAAGAATACATTTATTCACGCCTTTACTTGCCATATACACTCCATTGATTGCCAAATTGAATGCCTAACTTGTTTAACCCCTGATCCATTACTTCGATGAACTCAGGCACTAACTCGTCGAATTCTTTCATCATTTTTTCGTCACGCTCAACAAGGAAATATGCGATTTCTTTCCCTGCCGGCATGCGTGGGTCAAAATTTGCAAAGTGCCAGATATCCTTACCTGTAACCCACATGGAATATTGAACTTGAGCCACATATTCCTTTTTCATTGCATCGATTCCATTCAATGCTAAGTCTATAAATACGTCCGTGTTATTAGGACATTTAAGCTCCAATCCAGAGCCATCACTGCAAATGCCGTCTGGTGAGCAAGCTATCCGTAGTTGCTCATCTTTAAATATTATTGGCACTTCCTTTGCCGTTAATCCGGTGTAAAACTCGAATGTCATCCTTGCTTCTAATTCGTAGTTTTTACCCCATTCCAGCGTCCTTGCTGATACTTCCTTGTAAACTCCTGTACAGACTTCACCAATAAGGGTGTTTAAATATGTTTTCTTTGTGTCTGTCCATTTTTTCCCTGACTTTGGCTTAGAGATAACCTTCCATGCCTCAGAGGCAGTTACTACACCGAGCCTGATAGACATCCATTCTTCGCTTCCTTGCTCTACTTTGGTTAAATCGATGCCTGTTTTGCTTAGAATGATGTCATTACTAATCATTTCCCTTCTGCCTTTTTCCTTAGCATGTCGATAATGGTATTGGCTTCAAATGCGGTTAATTGCTCTGGATGGGATATTTGATGGTTGAATTTTTTACTAATAAATGCGAAGAACGTGTCACTCCATTCACCATTAACTTTAATCATCAAATCAGTGATGGCTTTTAATTGATCTTCACTCGCTGGCGTTATGTCTTTTGGTTCTTGTTGCTCACTTCCAAAATCAATACCTTCTCCAGCCTCGGTGTTAACATAATCAATAGCCTTATCTAAACGCTCTCTACGTGGCCAGTATTTGGCTGCTTGTTTCACTACTGTTTTTAGAATCATCTGCTCTTCGTCAGTTACCCAAGGACACGATTTTTTCTTTGATATCCAAGCTTTCCATGCTGTTGAGCGGTCACGTATTGCGTAAATATCAGCAATAGCCATTGTGTGAGTTAGATAGTCTCCATCTTCTGTTTTTACTACTGTGTAAGCACCAACAATCTCACCTCTTTGCTCCTGAGTGGCAAAGGCGTTGTATTCGTGGCGAGGTGCGGTATCTATTGATGTAAGTTGGAAATTATCATTTTGTCGAACAATGCTTGATTGACACCACTTAATAGCCTGTGATTGTTGAGCAATATGCATCAAGCCCATGTAACTGATATCGAGACATACTTTCTTGTCTCTAGGAACTAGGTAAGCCAACTTTTGCGCTGGGTTTAAACTAATTCCTATAGCTGATATATTCATGATCGCACTACGAACTGAAACAAGATTATTAACTGCAACATTTGCCAGATAATCATTGTTCGCGAATATTTGCATAGCGAATTCAGATTCCCTTTTGAATGCAATGCTTGGCTCGCTACACACTTGTTCGAACTCATTTTTAAGAGGATTTACAACCTCATATATTTTTTGAACTGCATTTGTCACGACATCCTCCTACGTTCCTGATAGCTCTTTAACTCCTTGTAAAGACTATCAATTGTCATATCGAAAACGCTGTCACTCCATTGACTGGTAATATCCTTTGGTAATCCATCAACCACATTAAATGCGACATTGCTTAACTCAGCGTCCTTTGCATCAATCCATGATGCTTCTTCTTGTTTGCGTTCTTCCCTTGCGTCAAGTTCATGGTAAGGATTCACGCAACCCTCCTGAAATACAATTCATTGAGTATCTTCGCGACGACTTCCCCTCGTCCCGAAAGATGAATAGCTGCTGCGAGTGACTTTGCGTCATACTGATTAATGATGTAATCAACGACTTCTGATGGCTCAGGTTGGTAATATTGAGTAAGTTCCCTGAATGATCCTGTTTCAATTCGGACATCGTTAAGATTCTGAAAGGCTATTTCCGTGCCATTATTTCGGTTTCTACTGGTCATGTCTGCATAGGTGTAACGTATAGTCAGTGACATATTTTCCTCCCGTAAGCCATCTTCTGTAGTTGACTCGCCAGCCGCCAGACATCCTTGTTATTAGTTGAGACGGCTATCCTTGCCGCTTGACGTGCGAGTTGTAAAAAAGGCGTAGTGATGCGCACCGCCATGCAATCACGCATAGTGATGTAATAGTTAGTTTTCATTGTTACCTCGCTAGGTGAGCGATAGGGTGGTTATCTGGTGTTGGTGCGGTGGGTTACTGCTGACCGAGGGTTGCCACACCCCCTCCGTTATTAACTAAACACGATACTAGTCATCTTCTGGATAAAGCATTTCCTGTAATTCTTCAGGCGTTGGCTTTTTCCAGTTTGTTATCTTTCCCGTTTCAATGTCGATGTCTAACATCAGGTAATCACCGTAATGGTCACCGGGGAAAAAGTTAGGAACATAGTAGTTATAGTCTTCTACTTTATTCCCGTTAGCATCAAGAATGTCACAATTGAAACTATCGGAAACCTTAATGCAGGTTCTTAGCGTCTTAATGTCAACTTTCGCTTTTGTATTTACTTCAATTTCCATCTCTATCTCCTATCTATTAATCAACTCACCACAGCCCACAGAATGGACTGTAATTAGTTAACTAAAGCATTCCTTTTTTTCTTAACTGATTTGCTTTATCTCCACTCATAGCAATTCCATGACCTTGCTGAATGCCAAGCCCTCCAACACTTAACGAGGTGTCAGGATACAAGTCACTACACATGCCCGATCCAGAGCATAATTCAGCTTTAGGCTCTTCACTTTCCAAGGTAACAAATGCCCTTCTAACTCTATGACCTAATTCTAAAATATCATCACGAGTTAATTTAAAATTGCGTCGATAACTATCAACTAGCATGGTTGATAAAGCCGCACGAGCCGATTCTTGAGACGCTTCTGTTAAATCTTCAAATTTCATCTTACTTCTCCTATTTATCTCGCCATAACCCCGAACTCACTGCTCGGCTGTTTTTTCAGTTTTAATGTTTTGCGTGTATCTGGTGCTGATTTTTCTGGGAAATTTAACCAAGCAAACTCACCGTGTAATTGTTTTGCTGCTTCGTCGTATGCTTTGGCGGCTTCAATTTTGTTAGCATATAAACCTAAGTGAGTAACTTTACTGTTACAGCAAATTTGCGCTTGCCATTTTCTTACGGACTTCATCCAACTAACGCCTTTATAGCCGCTTTTGTTGTTGGCTCTGATTCCTTGGTTGTGCTGGTTTTGGTTGTGAGTGCAAATTCGCAAATTTTCAATTCTGTTATTTAACTTGTCGCCGTCGATATGATCGATGTGCATATCAGGGCACTTACCGTGAACTACCGCCCATATTGCCCTATGCTCTATTGCTTGACCTACCATTGACACATTTACTCGCCTGTATCCCCTGTGGTCTATAAAGCAGGATAATGGCTCGCCTGTTTTCTCTTTTACTAGGCATCCTTTTTCACTGTCATAACAAATGCCTTTAAAATTTGATTTAACGTATTTGTCGCTGAATCTCATTTGAAATACACCTCTCATATTTATAAGGAATATTTCTTATGAAATTGCATCTCATTGCCGTTCTTACCTGAACCCGCCGAGTGCCCGACGCATGGTTTAAAGTCGCGCCGTTCGACTATCTTTTATCTCCGGTTCCCCTTCGATGTGTTTTAATATAGCTAAAGTTATTATTGATGTAAATAGCCTGAGATATATAAAAGCTATATTTGGCTATATATTTTTGTTTTAAAAGGTTATTTATTTTGGATTTTTTTACTGGGATGTGATGGAGGGTAATTTTTAGGTATAAAAAAGCCCTCAAGAAGAGGGCTAGATTGGGTTGTTATTTCCTATATTAGCATTACAGACATATTGAAAACCCTGCCTACAATTTTTACGCTTTCAATATCTGCTATTTCATCTGGGTAATCTATGGAGTTATAGCTTCTTATGATGATCTTGCCTCCAGGTTGTCGAAGTAGGACTTTAACCCTAAATAAATCATCCTGCTCAATGAAATAAACCCCACCATCAACAATTTTCTTATCATCACAATTGACAAAAACGGTTGTTCCATTAGGTATAATTGGTTCCATGCTTTCACCATGCACAGGGAACGCGCATACGCCACTTGGTGATATTCCATACCTTCTTAATGTTGATCTTGAAAATCTCAACTTAAAGTTATCGTGATCTTCATTGTTTGTGCAACCAACGCCTGCGGCAAGCTCGATGCTCTTGAAATAAGGAACCTCAACCTCATCATCGTCTAATGGCGTACCATTACCCCATTCTGATATTTTTCGCACCGATAATTCATCTTTGCTAACTCCATCCTGTTCTTTTTGCAAGAAATCAGGGGAAGTTCCACCGCCAGTCGTTAACCATACAGGATCAACATTTAGTGATTTAGCTATCTCAACGGCTTTTCTTGAGCTTTGTGCTTTTCCGGACGTGAGTTTCCAGACGCTAGGTTGCGCCATTCCTACTGACTCAGCCAGTTCAACTTGAGTCATTCCTCTCATCTTCATGGCTAGATTTAGCCTTTCTGCAAATGTCGTATTTTTCATAGTTTCATTATATAGCCGAGGTTATTTTTCAACAAACAGCTAAAGCTATTTACTTCATGAATAACCTTAGCTATTATTAGCTATATTCCAACAGCCGAGGTTATTTATGAGAAATAAATTAATTGATAAGGCTATTGGCATGGTTGGTAGTCAGCAGAAGCTGGCTGAGATATGTAACGTAAAACAACCTTCTGTATGGGCTTGGTTACATGGAAAGAAAAAACCATCTGCCACTAGCGCAAAGCGCATTGAATTAGCGACTAACGGGGCTATTCAAGCAAGCAAATTAAGACCTGATTTACACGAAATATTTAGTTAACCAAGTCACAAAGCAGTAACTGAACGGCACAGTATATTGTCGGCCCCGAGGATCTGCCAAAACGGATGGCTAAAAGTCGGATGAGGGAGAAAGAGACACTATCCCGACAATTATCAACAATCCGCTCATATGGAATGAGTCACGGATCATTACTGCTGTTCCCAACATGGGAAGTAATCTAAGAAGGAATTTAACAAATGGAATTATCAAACGAACGCAAATTTCGAGAAATCGAATCAAAAATCATGAAAGGGATACTTGTTACTGGCGCTAGAGAAGTAGCGAAAAGAACGGGTATTCACGAATCACAAATATCTCGCTGGCAATCTCAACAATCTAAAACGCAATTAAGCTTCATACAGCGTTGTGCAAGGCTTTTAGTTGCTATTGGGTATGAGACACCAGATGACACAGTGATATTGCAAGGTGATGAGGCTAGAGCGTTAATTCAGATGCTTGAACATGTCAAAGCACCAAAAAGAAAAACCTCAACCACTGCGAATGGTGAGGCTTCTCAACAAATGGACTTAATTTAACAACAACTCAATGAGGTAATTATGAATCAAATAACTACTTTAGTAAACAATGGTGAATTAACCATGAGTAGTCGTGAAATTTCTGAGCTTACAGGCAAGAGACACGACAATGTGATGAGAGACATTAGAAACATGCTATCCGATCTCGGAGCTCCCCTCAAAACTGAGGAGACCGAAGAAATCAATAACTTAGGAATGAGTGTAAAGCAAAAATATTACTTGCTCAACAAAGAAGAATGTTTATGTCTGATTTCTGGTTACAGCATCAAGTTAAGAATGGCAATAATTAAACGCTGGCAAGAACTTGAATCTCAAAAATCCTTCATACCTCAAACGCTGCCAGAAGCCTTACGCCTCGCTGCTGACTTAGCAGAGCAAAAGCAAATAGCAGAACAGAAATTAGCAATCGCAGCGCCTAAAGCTGAATTTGTTGATCGGTATGTTCAAGCAACTGGATTACTTGGCTTTAGAGAGACAAGCAAATTACTAAAAGTGAAAGAGAACTTCTTTAGAGAGTTTCTACTTTCAAAACGAATTATGTACAAGCTGGCTGGAAAATTAACACCTTATTCAGAACACCTTGACGCAGGGCGTTTTGATGTAAAAACAGGTGAGAATCAAATCAATGGTCACGCATACACACAAGTTAAATTTACGCCTAAAGGTATTCAGTGGATCGCTGGGTTACTGGCTAGAGAGCAATTGGAGGCAGCATGAGTAATGTTGCATATGCAGATTTTGGTAATCAACGACGGCAAGAGAGGCCTAACGTGGCAGATCTTGATAATGGCTATACAAAATTAGCTAATGAGCTTTACGAAGAATTAATTGGCGCAAACCTAACAAAGAATCAGGCAAAAGTTGCTCATGCTATTTGCAGAAAAACTTATGGGTTTAATAAGAAAACA